ATAAAAAAAAGACCTATCCATCAAGGCTTAACCCTTGATATGATAGGCTTTTTCTTTAATTCTTATTTTACTGTGCGGGAAAGTTAATTGGTTTTTAAATGCGTATATAATAGGAAGAAAACCTATTAAATAAGGATATATGCGTGTAAAGTGTATTCGGTAAAATCTGCATAAAGTTACTAAAGTTTACACTTATTGCCCCTTATTTGCCCCTTTTTTAAAATATAAAAAAGAGCTATGAGATAACCTCGTAGCTCTTTGCCTATGATGGATAATCATATTATAACACAAAAAGGGCCATCTCTCAAAGAGCTCTTTTTGGTAAGCAGCTGCTGCAACCATTCCAGAGGTTCCATCGGGCTACGTACACATAGTCTACATGGCGCTGAACTCAATCAGTCTTTGGAACGGTCAAGGTTTACTTGCTGTAGGTATATTATAACACAGAGAATTAAAAAACACCTCCTAAAAAGAGATGTTTTCCGCAAATGGGTCCCGTAAGATTCTCCACAGCTATTCCTATTAATTATACCACAAAAAAACCCCGCGTCAGAGCGTATCTGTCCATAAAGGATGCGGAGGGGTTGTCATTGCGCACCTTCATTATAACAAAATCCGATATTTTAGCAAATAAAAAAACCACCATGAGCGCATGCATACACTCTACGTGGTGCCCGACTTGTGTCAGTTCTTTGTACAGTCGATAGAATGGATACTTTTCGAACCAGACCCCGTAGAGCAACTGACGCTTATCCTTCTTCAAATATCCATTTCGCTGTAATTTTATTATAACACAAAAAAAGCCCCAGCAAAAGCTGAGGCTTCGACCACTACCACCATGATGTCCCTACTGTGGTCTGAGGGGAGGTGATATACTCCTTTTATTTTATTGTTTTCGTGGTCTATTCGTAATAATTTACAAGGTCGTCCTTGTTCCAGCATGAGAGCCACACTGTACCAAATTGACCAAATTCAAAATGTCGGTAGTAATACCCACCATAATAGCCACCATCTCCTGTGTCTGTGATGTTTGTTTCATCACTAGCAAAACTGAAGAACATTCCGGCCTTGAAGTCTTGGTCAGCACCGTCTGGCAAGTCGTTGCCGTCAGCATCTACCCAGTTAACCATTGAAACGGGGATCCCGTTTTCTGTCCAGTCAAAACCAATTGGGACTAAATAATCACATTTAATCTGCCAAATGCCATTGACAAATTTGACTTCATTAGCTTCATAGTAGGCCTTCGATTGTGGCACAACTGCCGTGTTAGCTTGATTATTTGTTTGTGGTGCAGTGTCAGCATATCGCCAAACTTCGATATAAGCTGGTTGATTCCAGCCGTAGTAGTCATTCCAAGGATAAGTATTGATAGCTTGCCCTGGCGCTCCTTGTGTTGAGTAGTCGCAGCTGATGAAGTATGTATCATCAATCATCACACCAACATGCCCACCAGCTCCACCAGAGCTAGACATGTCAGCACCCCACGACATCAATACGATATCGCCCGTCAAGGCGTCCCACGACTCGTTTCGAGCAACACGATAGAAGCCGTTACTTGCAAGTTGTTGCCCTAGAGTTACCGTTGATGGTAGTCCTTGGATTGGAATGCCGGCCTCTTTCAAGGCTTGAGACATGATGCCAGAACAGTCTCCAGTACCGTCTGAACCGTTTCGAGAACCAAACATTGAGTACGTGATTAGCCCTCGTCGACTAGTTAAACCGTTAACAATAGATTGTTGAACACTCATATTAATATTCTCCCTTATCGTTTCGTGGTTGGTGGTAGTTCAATGCTTGCTCACTATCAGCTACGCCCTTAGTTGTCGGGTCTGTCACGATACCCAGAATTACCAAAATCACAACGAAGGTATTAACACCCTCTTGAATGTTAGTAGGAATATGAAGCCCAAATTGTTGCAACATAAGGAACACTGCTGAGATAAGAGCTACTAGAGTAGCTTTGTTTTGCAAACGTAGTTTAAAGTTAATCATTTTCTGTTTTCTCCTTTTCTTCTTTCAAAAAAAATTTCTCTTTATCAATATTTTTTTTAATGTATTTGTCGATATACGGGATTTCCACCCCTAGAGCCGATAGGCTGGCCAAAATACTAGAGCCATAAGCTGCAATCATGGAAAAAATGAATGTATCAACGATACTCGTCAAATTCATAAAATTAGCAAATGGGTAGAATATTGCCACGAACACGATCATTACTGTATGGCTGATTGCCCCTTTGCGAAATTTGGTGCTCGAAAGTTCGTGAGCAGCCCAAGCTCTCGACACACCCACAGCGATGTCTGAAAAAATAATTACCATTAGAATGGCCACCCAAGGGTGCTCATCAATACCGTGTTCGTAGAAATCGCGGACAACATTGAAGAGCTCAAAGATTCCATCTGGTTGTCTCATTTTTCACCTCCTCCCTAGAACAAGAAATTCTTGATGATTTCGTCCGCAATGGCCTTATGTCCTAAATCTCCGGGATGGCTTGCCACACCAGCGTTGGTAATAGTGTAGTTGGAACCATCTGGAAGTCTCAACACCTTGCCCATTTCAGACTTGTATTTAGCGTCCTTAGAATACTGATAGATGTCCACGAATGTAACATCCAATGGTTTACAGATACGCTTGATTCTTTCCACAAAATCCGGTGAAGCGTAGTAGATACCGACCCAATAGATTAGAGCCTTTGGAGAAGCTGTTCTAATCCAATTGATAAGGTTAGGGATATCCGCTTCAAGATTCTTACGCTTCTCGTCGGTATTTAAGTTATCGCCAAATTGCAAAATAACAATATCAGTATCAGGACCTAGTGATTGCTTCATTTTGCTGTCAAATGTGCCACGTCGATTGTTTGGATCAGATTCCCAATCTGCACCATTACCACGCTCTACTACTGCGCTAGGATTCTTAGATAAGATGTAGTTCTTAACCAATGTGAAGTAGTCTTTGTCTGGCGCACTTGCAGCCATACCCATGCCCTTAAGCCAAGGGTGACTCAAGATTGAGTTACCAAAAACGGCCACACGGCTAGGAATGTTTGAAACTGTTGACAGATTGCCATTATTATCAACCAACAAGCGGAACTTAGTCCCGTTCGGGCTTGTAATCATCGGTGTTTTCTTGAAAACTTCGAGTTCTGTAACAATGGGTTCGATTTTATCGGTTCGCTGTTTTAGGGTCTCTGCTTTCTCAACAGCAGTCTCGTTTGCCACTCGATAACTGAACGGGATAGCTTGGCCTGTTTGGTACATAATCTTTCCAGAATAACCAGCGTTATTAGTAACGTGTTGAGCATCTTGAATTAAGTTGCGTTCACCTTTTGAAGCGTACACACGGTTATCATGAGATTCAAAGAATAGCTGTTCGCCAAAGAAGATTTCCTTATCTTCACCACGGACATTAAGCGTATTATACCCAGCTGCAAGCTGTTTCTGGAACACTCGAGGAGATACAATCAAATCATTCTGGTCGATGTTACCGATGGCAAAATTGTATGTACCTGCATCCTTGACATAGACGTTGATCGTATCGATGAACCCACGACTCTTGTCCCATTTCTTGATAGGGCTCATATATCCAAGATTGTTAATCGTTGTTACTTGGGTCGTATCAATGCCAGTGATGTCTGAACCGAACTGTACTTTTGACGTATCTGGCATGACGAATGGCACTTTTGAAGCAATGGCACTAGAGCCAAAATCAAGGTTTTCAAGATAGTGAGCTTGAGCATTTCCGCCTTGAATGACCTTGGTAGGTTCGTCCGATGTCAATCGACTAATCAAAATGTAGCCGTTTGCGTCCGGGGTGAAATCTTGGTTAACTAACACGTCTGTAGTAGAGAATGTTTTAAGCTTCTTGCCAGAGATGTCAAAGTAATGAGTGAACACCCCACGAACATTTTTCAAACCGTAAGTCTGCCCGGCTTGCATGTACAGCTTGGGATAAGTGCCCCAAGTGGGCGCACCGTAAGTCCCGTTTCCGTTTCCAGTCCAAACTTGACCAATTTTAAATGTGCGCTCATCAATCAATTGCTTGATGACGTTAGCAAAGCTCAGCTCTTCAGGTTTAACATCTAGTGTTAATTTAGGAATTTTAAGCGAGACATAGCCATCAGGCAAGTTTGAGAAGTCAACGTTAGCTTTTTTTAGCTCTTCTAGCGAAGCGTTAAAAACTCTAGCCGTTTCGTCTGGCTTAGAAGATACATATAACATGCAATCTTCTGGCGGGATGTATTCTGTAGTTACCAAATCATCCGTTTCTGAGAATTTTTTAACCAGTCTGCTGCCATCGCTTGAAATGGCAAACGAAAATATCCCACGGATGTTTGATAAGTAATACTTATGTCCTTTTTTAATTGGCACTGGCATGAATCGAAGCCATCCAGTAGAAGACCACGTACCTATTGATGTGTTATTCCAAAGGTAGACAGAACCTTCAATCTTATCTCTCAATAGTTGCTCGATTGATTCCGTGAAGTCGATATTGTCAGCTGTCACTTCATCAACATTGAGACCTCTGGATTGATAGACTCCACCTTCAGTCCAGCGTCTACCACTCTCGTTGAAGTAGTACCATTTCCCTGTATTACTTGCTACAACGATACCGTTGGCGCCGTTGGGATAAGTACGCTGAATCTCTTCCAGCGAGCTTAGAACGGCCTTGGGTGCACTAGAGGAAATAGCATTAAGTTTTGATTCAATCCACTTCGTACTCGCTTTTCCATCGAGGTTTTGAGTCATGCTGTCGAGACGCTCTGAGAGTGTATTGAAGGTGTCTCTGGATTTAACTACTTCCATGTCAGTGTTCCCACTCTTCGTAGCGTCATCGTATGTAGTTTCTATCCCAAGGGCGATGGCCTCACGGACATCAGCCCCTTTTGTTTTTTTGCGAATAGCGTCAACGATGACGCTAATTTTATCGGTTTTTTCAAAGGGAGTCACATCGTCATATAGATTCAAGCGTCCCTCTGCTTCAGTTTGTGGCATTAAGCACCTCCTAGTTCATTTCGTAATCGTGCAATCTCAGATTCAAGCTCGCTGATACGCTGTGCGCGTTCTCTCTGACTTGTGTTAAATGCCGAAAGTTTAGCATCATAGTCAGATTTAGCAAGCTTGTAATCTTCGAGAGCTCTGTTGTATGCTTCCTTATCAGATTCTGTTGCATTAGTAGCCAGTGGTTTCGGAGCTCTTGGCTCGACAGGCTTAGACTGACTAGCAGATCTAAGCGCAGATAACTGTGCATTTAACTGCTCTAGCTTCTTCTGCTTTGTCGCAACTGACTGGTCTAGTTTGAGTTTTTCAATCGAGCTGTCAGCTTCTTGCGTCTGTAATTGATAAGCTGATAATGATTGAGATTGTGAGCCTATAGTTAAATCAACCGTTTGTGGATTGAGTATATCAATTTTCTTTTCCAAAATTTGCAGTGTTTCAATTCCAGACAGCGGTGCATTGATAATTTTGTGTTTGTTCCCAATTCTAAACTTACTATATCGACTATCAATCAAATAGCGTTCAACCGCTGAGATTGTCCATTTAGCTAGTGCAATCTTCTGATTCCTCAAATATTGCTTGCCACGAGCCAAGAGAATGCTAGGATTGTCGATTTCTGTCCAGATGACTGATTTCCGAATGAAACCAAACTCTTTTATCAGCTCTTCGTCAGCCAGATACATCTTCCCATCATTCACGCTTCGGATGTCGAGCTGAGCCCGTGAAACATCTGGACTTTGGTCTTCCTCTTGCCCCTCATTTTGGCTTTGTAAGTCCGCACCAATCGGCACGATAATTGTAGCAAGCCCGTCAAAATCAACCTCTCGACTGGCTGATTTGATGTTTTGGCCTAGCTTGATTGGACTTTCTTTCACGGACCCGATTTCCTTAGTCCAGTCCACGTACAGTCTTGTGTTGAACTCTCTTAACGTGAGATAGCCACCGATGTTATTGATGATGCGTTCCTTCACGGTATCCCACGTTGAATCATAGCCAATATAGCGGTATGGACGGTTTGATTTCCCACGGACAGTTGTATTCCGAGGAGCTATCCGCTTAAAATCCTCGATTTGAGAGTTGGCAGATTCAAGGATTATCTTAAAATACTCCTCAGCTCCATTGTTTGGCAGTTTCTGGAACCATTGAGCGGAATCGTGGAGATAGGATAGGAAGTCTTCACAAACCACTTTCTGAACGAATCCGTTAGTTGACATCTCATTGGTCATTGTCAAAACTCGGCCGACAAACTCAACCTCGTTGTCCCTTAGGTTAACGACTTCGATGATAGATTTAAACTGAACCATCTTCTGGTACATCGTATGGTTTAAGGGAATTGCAAATTCCAGCTCGTGGATACTGTTGACAGCTTGCTTGATTTCACCAGAAACAATCTTGTTTCCAAGTGGGCTATAAGGGTCATGAATAACCTTGCGTGTAGCCGTAGTTCGATTGAGCTTGTCCCATCGTCTATCAAGGAAGCTAGGCCACCAATAGATGGCGTACCCTGCTTTCTTAGCTAAGCCAGCAGGACGCTCTGGCACTGTTACCTCTTTGCCCTCAAGATACTCTTTTGAGCCATTTGAAGTAACAACGTAGAAGTGAGATTGATATATACCACTGTCGCTATTGTGGTCAACTGTATTAATGGTACAGTACCAATCATCGCCCCACTTCAAGGCGTCGTACCAAACAAGGTCGTCTTGGCCAGAGTGCTCTGACCACGTTGGAACTTGTAACCCAGATATGCCATTGCTAGACTTTAGTCCCTTGACACGGATAGCATAGCCCGTGCTACTGACGTTGAAAATTTCAATACTATCACAAGATACTGTCATGCCATCACCTCGTTAGAGTAATGCATTGCTAGCGTTCCGTTTCCTTGAGCTTCGAAGTAGTTGATTCCGATGTCTAGTGTCAAGGTGAAGTCTCTATTTTCACCTTTCTTAAGATTATATATAGTACCATTAGCGTCTTTTAAGATGATATCTTCGCTGCAGATAATCGCTGGACTGATTGATGTATCTCCAGAATTTACGAAATAGACTGGTGTCTTCTTCTTTTCATATCCCAACGCCCATTTAGTCCACGTTGAATTGTCAGTTTCGAAGTCAAATGTGTCCCAAACATCATCGAAGTAATCATCCTCATGGAATGCGAAGGGGTAGCACTTAAACACGATGGTAGCGACCAGGTTCTTTTTGATCGGGTCGTCTGCTACTTTGATGTGCTTAATCTTACCCATCCAGTAATAGCGTCTATCGTGCGTATCTATCAGTTTCCGTTGGGTTTTAGTGGTCATGCTTGACTTAATCTGTCTTTCAGCAATTTTGCGATTCTCATAAGTAGTGAATGGTAGTTTAAACTCGTATGTAATTTCTCTTGATTCAAACACACGTTCTCCCAACGCAGAGGAGAAGTCGAGTTCTCCTTGCATGTAAGGGATAGACTCAACGATCTCTTTCTCGTCTGGCGTTGGTGCCTCACGTTTTTGAAGGTACCAACCAGCGTCCCGACTGTTAAAATCGCCGAATTCTATATATTCTTTAATTTTAGTAATCATAATCTGTGTCGTCCTTTCAGTGTTTTAATCGTATCGATGGCGCTGTTAAAGTTATTGACCGTACCACCGACCAGTGCACCAGTGTCAAGCACCATGTTTTGACCTTGTGCTATTTGCTCCTTGACGTCTACAAGAGCGTCAATCACATCATTAAGCAAGCCCGCTGAATGTGCAGCATACGCTTCTTGACGCGCTGAAATCGTAGCGTCTGGCGTTTTATCACGCAAAACTTCCATCTTAAGCTGACTAGCCATGTTTGAGGTAGCACCCGTAAGCATAGCGTTGGCTCGAACATTGAAACCATTTACTTGGTCTCGGATATAATCGAGACTATTAGCAACCTCTGGAGCTGATTCGTCGATACCTCGAGCAATACCAAGGCCAATCCACCAACCGACTTCATCACGGAATAAGTGGGATGGTGAGTTGATTTTGGCTTTAGCTTGTGCTGCTCGTTCTGCTTGTGCCACGAGTGCGTTAGCTGCGGCTGTAACAGCTCCAAGAGCTGATCTCATACCGTTAGCAAGACCTTGGCCGATGTAAGCACCAGCTGAGTGGAATGCTCCGTACCCAGACCTTGCTGCAGCTGCTGCTTGGTTAACTGCTGCTTGTGTTACTGAAACTAATTGCTGACCGCTTGACTGCATAGCCGATACCATTTGAGCGCCACCAGTCCGAACGGCAGAAACCACTTGATTCATGCCATTGCGGACCGCTGAAACAATCTGATTCATGAAGGCTTGAGCACTAGCAACCATTTGTGTCCCACTAGAACGTAGCGCTGTAGACATTTGCATAGACCCAGCAGTTACAGCTTGCACTGCTGACATCATGCCTGCACTAACTGCCATGCCTAGTTGAGCCATCGTAGCAGATAGCGCCATAGCTGCTGCCCCAACGGTTGCAAATACGCTAGCTAACGCCATGACTTGACCACTAACTACTGCAAGACCAGCACCAGCCATTTGGGCTGACGATGTTACCATTGTCAGCTGACTAACTAACATAGTAGCCATCATTCCCATCGTCGAAAATCCGACTTGAGTTGACATGAGTTGAGCACCGAACATAGTCACTGCTGAACCTGCCATCATAAGCTGGCTTGTCATTTGTATTAAGCTTGTGGCGAACATCATGAATTGACTGTTAAGCATCATCAATGATGTGCCAATCATGGTAAACTGTGTTCCTACAAGCGTTAAGCTAGTGCCTAGCATAGTTGAGCTAGTAGCCATCATAGTCATGCTCGTAGTGATCATAGTTAATTGAGTGGCTAACATCGTTAAGCTAGTAGTTAGCATAGTCATACTTAAGCTAATAGAAGTCATGCTAGCCGTCAATGACATTGAAATGGTACTGAACTGAGTCAAGCCAGTCGCAGCAACCATCAAGGCTGGCGCTAGTGTCATGATTTGTGTTCTAAAAGCAGTGATAGGGGCTACAATAGCCGTTAAACCAGCAAGCGATTGCATAGCTTGACTTGAGAACGCGCTGAATGCAGTACCCGCTGTGCTTAGCAGTGACTGCAGGTTCGTGAATGAGGACTGAATACTTGTGATTGTACTTGAGAAATGGCTTAAACCTGCAACAGCACTAGATGCTGAACTAGACACCTTACTCATACCATTACCAAGCTGAGTCATACCAGTACCAGCTTGAGCAAGCCCTGCTGAGTTGTTACCAATTGAGCTAACACCCTTAGCTACCGCTGCAAGAGATGCGGCCATGTCTCCAAGACTGGTGTTGGTAATTTTAACAACACCGTCAGCCAACTGGTTGAATCCTACACCAGCTTTCTGAGCAGCATTACCAATTGAATTGAAGACATTAGCTAAACTATTCAATACACTACTGATTGCATTGCCAGCAGAAGTAATCACGCTTGAAATACCTTCAAACGCTGATTTGATACCGTCCCCGATACCTTGAGCCGCTGTACTGATTGAAGTTCCGACTGATTGAACCACGCTAGCGATACCTTGCAAGGCTGCACCAATAGCTGAACCGGCAGCGGAAATGACGCTAGAAACACCACTTAATGCCGTAGCGATACCTTGACCTATACCCATTGCAGCCGTAGCAATTGCCATACCAGCGGACTGAACCACGGTAGCAATGCCTTGTAATGTAGCAGAAATCACGCTACCGATTGCTGAAATGATAGGCGCAATTTGAGTGATTGCTGTAACAATCGCTGAAATAATTTGACTGATGATAGGTGCGAGTGTTTGAACGACTGTAACAATTGCAGAAATCACTTGGCTAATGACTGGTGCGAGTGTTTGAACGACTGTCACAATCCCTTGAATCAAGGTCATAATGACCGGTGCGATTGCCACAATGGCGTTAGCGATTATTTGAGTTACTGCCGTGATAGTATTACCGATAATTTGGACGATCGGAGTAATTGCTGTGGCCACTTGGCTGATAGCTGAGCCTATAGCAGAAACTAGTCCGCTGAATGCACTAATAATAGCTGGCAATGTTCCCAAAATAGAAGTAAAAGCATTACCAAATGCCGTAATGGCTGGGGCTGCGTTACCAATAGCTGTACCAACGGCTTCAACGAGTGGTGAAAGTTTGGCAAGCCCTGGCGCAGCTTCACCGACCGCCTTGATGACTGTAGCGAATGCAGTACCAAACGCTTCAACGATAGTCCCTGCTGCCTTACCGATTGATTCAACAACAGTTCCGAACGCTGAACCGATAGAGCCGATGATTTGTGAAACGCCACTAGCATGGCTTGCTAGTAGTGAGAAGGAAGCAACGATGATACCAATACCAGCACCGATTCCGACGGCTGCGATAGCTACGGCAGCACCGAACGAAAGCAAGGTTGCTGGATTCAATCCTTTAAGGCCTTGCAAGACAAGTTTCATACCTTGACCAAAACCTTTATAGGTCTCTGCAATACCTTTGAATATAGCTGTCAAGATTCCTTTGATTGCATTACCAGACGACTTGATGACGTTTGATATGCCGCTGAATAGCTGAGTAATGGTTGACTTAGAACGCCTAGCGCTATTAGCGGCTTGCTCTGTTCCTTCTGCAGCGTCCTCTCCGAATTTCTTGAATGGGTTTAGACTCTTGATGAAGTCCAAACCTTTCAATGCAACACCTACCGCTGAAATCCCAGCCTTTGCAGTCATGAAACCTGCTACCATCGCCAGAATACCGCTAGTGATACCATTTAAGATTCCCGGCGGTATTGAGCTGATAAATTTAGAAATCGCTGAAATAACTTGAGATATCCAGTTTACAAGCGTTCCAAGAGCTGAGCCAATACCTGCAATGATTGACTGCATTTGTGAGCTGCCCAGCACTTCACCAAGAGATGAACCGATAGCCTTGAGGGCATTCCAAGAATCTTGCCATGCTGCTTTGAACGCTTGAAAAGCTCCGGTATCAGCAAATGAACTGATGAAACTCCTTACTGATGTTGTAGCAACGTTCAAGGCTTGTGAAATACCGTTAGCAATATCACCAAACACTGAGCCAATGCCCTGCATGAGCTTGCTACCGTCAATCTTGCTGAATAACTGCTTGATTGAGCTACCAATGTAGGTGAACGTTGCACCAAGATTTTTCAAAGCTCCAGTGTTTGTGAAGCCTTTCCAAAGCGAAGATAGAGCGTTACCGATTTTATCGGCGATACTGTTGAAATCAATTCTTTCAATAGCATCGGTTAACCCTACGACTGCCTTAATACCGATTTGATTGAGTTTCTCAAACTGTGGCATCAATTTAATACCGATAGACTCTTTCATGCTATCGATAGCTTGGTCAACGGTCTTGAATTCTGTCGCCATCTTACTGAACACTGGGTTGTTACCTGCTCTAGTTATGGCATCAAAGAAGTCTTCAGTCTTAATCTTGCCGTCCTGGACAGCTCTGACCATTTCATCGGTACTCATGCCCATTTCTTTCGCAACTGCGGCAATACCGGCAGGCGTTTGTTCCATCATGAGCTTGAAGTCTTGCCATTGAACTTTTGGCTTAGCTGCCATTTGGGTCGCTTGTTGGCTCAAGGTCTTCATGGCTTGTTGCGGGTTCTCTGCTGCTGCCGCAAGACCACCAAAGCCCTTAACAAGCTCGGTTGTATTCTTGGTCCCGACTGCTGCTAACTGTGAGTAAGTAGAAGCCATGTCGGACGCTGAATAGATGGTCTTAGTAGCAAAATCCTGCAACTCGCCTTTGACTTGTTGGATTTGAGCAGTTGGCATGTTAATCTGTTGCATGTTGCCTTCAAAAGTCTTCCATGCTTTAGTCGAGCTGTTAAGTTCACCAACCATGGATTTGATACCACCACCAATAGCACTGATTCCGCCCATGATAGCACCACCGATTAAGTTGGCACCTAATACAGATTTGAAGACCGAACCAACCTTACCAGCTCCACTTTTCAAGCCTTCTAAAGAGCTCTTGATACGTTTAGCCCCACTTTCAGCATCCTTCCCATCGAACAATGCCTTAATGGTGACTGTACCATCTGCCATAGATTATTACCTCCTTTCTAAAATTCTTCTTCATACTCCTCTTCTTCCTCGATAATCTCGTTAGGGAGAGCATAATCTTTCTGAAGCCTACGCATTTCCTCTTTGTATTCTGCTGAATCGCCCTTTTGTGGCTTCCATTTCCGGATTTTGATAACTTCCATGAACTTCGTACCCTCTGGAAGTCCAGATAGTAGAGCGTTGAACTTTTTCCAGTGAAGTTTCCCTTGGACATCGAATAGATCAATGCCGTAGGCTTGCAAGAATGACGCATAGATATAGTCGCCGTCAAAACGAATGTCATAAGGTGCTTGCTCTTGCTTGCCATTGCTTGCCGTGGTCTTCATGGGGTTACCAGCAAGGTCATACTCGACATGGTTGTCCTCGACCTCTGACAAGCTGATATGTTCTTCGAAAACCTCGTTGAATATCTCTGACATTTCTTCGACGCTGAAATCTTCTAAAGTCTCGCCAGTCAAGATACGGATTCCAAAATGAGGCTTAACAAACTCTGGGACCTCTGCATCTTGCCACATCTCAAACAGCCTTAAAACGTTATCAAAGGACAGATTAAGAGGGAATTCTTTATCATCGATTACTAACTTATCTGTTAGCTTCCGTGATAAATCAAGCATTTAGATATTTGTCGAGGGCAGCTTTTGAGTTTTGGTTTTCAAATTCCTCTGAAATACCTTTGATGGCTTCAATGAGATAGAACATAGCGTTAATTGTTGACTGACCAGCGAATGCATAGACTTGTTTAAACGCTTCTTCATCATCAAATACTTGGTTGAAACCATCTTCTACCAATGCTTTCAATGCTCCAAGAGCTTCTTCATCGCTTGTCTCTTGGAACGCTTGCCCTTTGGCTTGCAAATCCTCACCAACCGCCTTCATGCGTTGAATATTACCGTCTGAAACCGGGAAGTTAAGTTGGAATTCACCAAAATCTACAGGAATGACATTGCTACGTTTTTTAATTACTACCATGTTGTTATTTCTCCTTTTTTGAATACGAAAAAAGAGGGCAAGGGCTAACCCCCACCCTCTTAGTTGTCTTATCTTTGTTTTATTTAGTTAAGTTATCCAGTTGTTACTGCTGATGCAGTTTCTGATGAAGCACCAGAACGACTAGAATCTGGTGACGCTGTACGTCCAGAAGTTTCTGAACCAGTGCCAGCGGCTGCTACTGCTGCGGCTGGTGATGCAGTGATGTCATGTTTTTCTGGAGTACGAGACCAGTTAACTTGGAACTTGATTGTTTCAAGCTCTGACGCTTCCCCGTCTCCAGTTTCGATTTCAGAAAGTCGAGCAAGACCTTCTTTGTAATATTTTCCTGTTGGTACTACTTCTTTGTACCAGACAATAAGGTCATCACCTACAGCGTCTTCTTTATCAGCAACAAAGTCTTGAGCTTTATCACCATGGTCACGGTGTCCTTCGAATGAACGACCACGAGATTTAGAAGTGATGATTTTTTCTTTAGTACCGTCACCGTCGAAATAAGCAACGTCATCATCTTCTGCGTCATTCTCTGGTGCAGATTCTTTGATACCTTTGGCGATCCAAAGATACTTATCATCAGTTGGTGGTGTGTCTGGATGTTCTGGGTCGTATGGTGCGATATAGTGTTTGCGAATCGCATTTTTAAATTTAGCCATTAATTAAGGCTCCTTTCTACTTCTAGTCTTGCTTGCAAATCAAGCAAGTAAATATAAAAGCCCTGCTCGTCGGCATCGTTTAAACTCGGTGTCTCGACGGTCAAGGCTAAGAATGTGTATGAATTATTTAAACTTGGTAACTCAATTCCGATTTTGGAAAGCTCAGTGTTTATCTTCCATAAGATGGCATTGGCCTTTTGCTGGTCTTTTGATTTGATGGCAATTTCATAAGGCAATGATAGAATCTGTGTGCCAGCCATGTCTTCATCTTCAACTTTGCCACCGGGCAATGCGTATATTACCAAGTCTTCACTTTCGTTTAAGTAATCTAAACGAGGTGTCAGTGGTAAACCTAGACCTACTAGGAAGTCCTTCAGCACATCTGAAAAATCATTATTATCCATTATTTAACCCCCATAGCTTTAATAGCAACTTGTCCCCACTGTTTCCTGTGTTTAGCAACAGCTTTCTTGTCCCAACGCCCACCGGTTCCCGGTTTAGGCTTATGTGCGAGTAACCTATCCTTGTTCGCAAAGAAGAACTTTCGTTGTTTCTCTGAGAAGAAGAGCTTAAGTCTACGATTGTAGAACCTAATTCTTGCATAAGGCGTTGACCAAACCAACGTATCAACGTTAGAATGCCCGCTACCTCGCAAATGCCCAGATTGTACTGGCGTGTACTTATTCATATCCATAAGCATTTGGCTACTCATGGCAATCTGACCACGTCTGACTGCTTCGGGACTGCATTTCTTTTCCAACCCCTTGAGGTCTACCTTGACAGTTACATTAGCGCCCATCAAATCACCTCAACTTCATAGCATAGAATTGTATGCTTGAAAGGGTGATATTGAGGGATAATTTTACGGATAATATAGTCTCGGTGAGTGTCATTAACTAGACCATTCAACCAACTATCATCCAACTCTATGGGCGTATATTTCGGATAGACCATGAGAACCGAGAAATGATTCTCAGTCCGATTTTGACCACTGCCAGTGTGAGATACAGCCCTATCAAATCTAACGGGTTTAAGAGTTTTGGGCTCATCATATATTACTTTTCCCCATCCATCCTTCTCTCCCGCTGGTTTTTGAATAGTGACAGTATCAACTAACATACGCTTATCTATCATAGGACACCGCCTTACAGCCGAACCCGGCTAACATAAGCCAGTTTAGAGCGTCAAGAGATAGATTGTACTTCTGACCGCCGTTAGACGATTTAGAGCCGTTCTGATAGCTTACATGAGTACGCCCTACAGTCATGCTTGCTAGTGATGTCTTATCTTCAGCGGTCATAATGCCACTAGAATCTAAATAAGCGATTTGATAAGCCACCGCCTTCTTGACTGCTTGCTTGCGTGGTTCGAAGTCCGTTTCAAAATCGGTGAAATCGTAGAAGTTTTTGATATACAAGTCGACAGCCATCGCTGCACGAGCTTCTAGCTTTTCAAAATCTTCTACGTCATCGAAACCAAGATTTGAAAATTCTTCTTTGGTTAAATACGTCATTTAACCACCTCCTTCCTTTACTTTAGGAGGTCTAAGAGTTCCGCCTTGGTAAGCGCTGAAATACCAGTAAAACCTCGTTGCTGCGCAATAATGCGCAAGTCAGCGACAGTCTTGTCCTCTAGTGTTTCAGTCACTTCTTCTTGAACGTCATTAACGAGTGCTGTTTGCTCGCCGTTGAAATGACGACGCATTAACATACCCATTAGGCACCTCCGAACTTAACCACCTTAGAGTCATCATAGAGATAAACACCGTAGTATTCATCTCCAGAATAGACAGTAGTCTTTTTCAAAATGTCACGGTCATTTTCAATCATGACATCACGTTTCAAGTTGATCACGAATGCTCCGTATTTAGCATCGTCGTCTGTGTCAGTTTGAAGTGAGGAAACCTTAACAAGGAAACCTTTACCTTCTTCAACTTTCTTAGTACGAACGATTTGCACGCCAGCCACTTCACCGAAAGTACCAGATACGACTACATCAGCCCCAACTTCTGAACCTTTCAACCAGTTTTGACCAGCGTCAGCACGCAATTTGATAGCGTCTTTTGGATTGATAAGTGCCACATAACGAGCGTCTTCTTCATCAGCAAATACTTCCAAAGCTTTGTCGATGTTGGCTACTGTAGTAGGTGCATCAGCGATGTTCTGAGTGGCAGTTTTAGCTACTTCCACAATGTCGTTATCGACTTTGTTAGCGATAGCCAAAGCGATTTGGTTAGTTGCTTCACCATAAACATTCCCATGACCAACCAAGGCGGCTTTATCTGTGATTTCGATAGCTTTACCAGCTTGTTTGATTTTCATTTTTGTTTCTTTAGTCCCAAGTTGGTCGATTGGAATAGCTTGGCCTTCAGTGATTTCAGTGGCATCACCAGAGTAAGTCCATTGTGGGACGGTCAATTCATCACCGGGACGACCTACAAGAGTGGTGTCGATAAATGCAAGAGGTGTGAATTTGATGAGTTTAGGCAATTTAGCTGAAACCATGTCAGCCATTACCTGTGGATTAATGACTTGTGCAGTCGTAGTAGTTCCTAGAACCATAGATTAAATCATCCTTTCAATTGTTGATATAGCTCTGGGTCTTTATCAAAGAGTTCTTGACGCTCATTGATACCCATACGTTTAAAATCTTCTTTGGTAAGTCCATTCTGACTAGCAGCCGGATTGCCACCAGCAAAGATTTTAGGCTGCGCCGCTTGTTCCTCCTGTTTGAATAGATATGGGCTTGTCTCTTTCAATCCTTTAATGACCTTGTCTAGTTTAGGGTTACCAGCTTCATCAAGTTCGATTTCGTCAAAATTGATAAACTTAGCAAGGTCGTCTGAATTGTGAGCATCCACATCCTTCAAAGCAAGACGAATAGCGTTTGATTTGTTAACTTGAGCAAGATTAGCTTCACTGTCAGTCTTGTAAGCTTCAAATTTAGCTTGCAAGTCAGTCAATTGTTGTTTGACTTCCTCACTCGCTCCCTCTTTGGCTTGCAAATCGTTGAGTGCTTGGCTTTGTTGCTCAAGTTGTTGTTTAAGGCTGTCGTTTTCAGCTTGTAATTCAGACTTAGCTTGTGTTTTAGCGTTCTCAATCCCAGAACCGTACGCATTCATTAAGGAATCAATCACTGCCTTGTCTTCGATACCAGCTTCAACTAACATGTCACGTTTTAAACTCATGCTTAAAACTCCTTTGTTTTACGCCACGATGGGCAGAATTAGACAGTTTTACGCCATGCTCCAGGGCAAAACAAAAACCGCCTCGAATTCGATACGGTTTCTAGTGGTTTATAGCAGTTTATTACATGAAAAAAGCGCCTAGATTGAACTAAGCGCTAAGTTACGTTTTTTGAGTTCAGCCATGATAGCCTCCTCATCTTCTTTGGAAAATGTGGTAAACCTCAAATGTGATAATTCTTCATCTGTCATCTCAGACGGGATGAGCTTAGGAGAACTCAACCCCATTGAGTCAATCTGAGAAAAAGCCTCTGATAAGTTCATTATTACTCGTCCTTTCTGACATTCATTTCAAGGACTATGCCGCCCTTGTTTTCTTTCGCACTAATTATATCATATTTAGTGCCTCTTGGTAGAATAATCTCACTTTCGTCATCATTATCCGTGAAATATATTTGATGATTTTTAGGAATGTTGATGATTGTTTTAACAGGTCTATTCTTAAAGTAATTGTACTGAGGAATATAGCTTGTTGAGGTGTACCCATCGTTACTATATTCGGCTTTACCTGAGTTCAACATGTCCATAAAGTTGTCATAGTCTTTCAGTAAGTGCTGATTTTGCTCCACTACTGATTTCAGATAGACATTATCATCAAACCTATTGACTTTGGTATTCTTCAAGATCTTATTTTTCTCAACTACTCCATCAAGAGTATTTACAATCTTCTGATATTCAGGAGGCATTGCATTCTTATCTCTCAGGAATTTATTGATAGCAAAGCTGTGAGCTGTACCGATATAACCCAAACTTTGAGGGTTTTCATCAGCATACAATACCTTGCGCTCAGGTTTAGTGATTTTCCCTCCAACTTTTTTGAAAGCTGGAATCTCGCCATCTTTGATGTAATGATGTTCTGACATCCTCTTTCTTAGCTGAGTTTCTTTTTTAGCCTCTGCATAAGGGTCAGCATAATATTTCTCTCTAGCGTAATCACGATGTAGAAACGGATGTTGTTTGAGATAGTCTCTCATGGCTCCCTGTTGGATCCTAACCTTGCTCTTATACTTGTCTATCAGCTCCTGATCACCTAGTTTCTCTGCTACATGCAACATCTCCTTAGATTGCCTAATAGAGCGTTCAATGGCTCTCTGCTTAGATTGAGCATTAGCGTTTTCTATTGCTTGCTCTGGCGTTAAGCCTTTCAAGTCATCGTCAATATCTGGCATATAGTTGACCCCTGGAATAAAAGGGGTCATAGTATGGCCGCAGTTAATACCTTGACATCCTCCGGGCTTACCATAGCCATAATCATCGAGGGCGAAGATTTTAATGCCTTCTTCCGTCCTAGCTTGACCAGTAGTTACTATCTGATTTTGGAGAGGTGCACACATTTCCCTAGCTGCCGCCTTGATAGAGTAATAGAACGTATCAATACCCAACTCTTGAGCTGGTCTCATTCGCATTTCATTGAATGTACGTCTAGCAGTCGTTTTAATAACCGTCCTAGCGTAAGCGTCAGCTCTCTGCCTGCGTCCTGCTCTATCAGTGTAGCCATAGAATCCACGCTCTTGAAACTTCATTATCGTTTCATCTAGGGCTTTCTGAGGTGTTGCCATGCCAGTGATTACTTTAGCTACCGTAGTCTCAATAATATCCTTGTAAGTAGCTTGCACACTCTTTGGCAGTGTCGTATTGATAAGGTTATGAACATCATTAACTGCTTGATTAGAGTAGCTGATAAGGTCTTTCATTACCTTGTAATCGTAAGCGTTAGAATTTAATTGAGCGTGAGTGTCCTTATAGACTTGATACCCTTCATTCTCAATAATGTATCGAATCTGTTTCTCAGCGATACCAGAATACTCAGCAATGAGTTTAATGTTGTGGTCATTCAACATCCCGACGTCTGCCATCTTCTCTAGTTGCCATAGATAAGGCTGTTGGTCAAGGTAGTAAGTCCCACGGTCATGTAGTCTCTCAACCACATTGTCGAATAGGTCGTTACATAGCTGACGATAGATGTCTGAAACATTATCAGCCATCAACATTAGCTGCTGGTCGTTTAGTTTGATACGCTTCTTTTTAGCCATAGCCTATCACTCCCCGTATATATCGACCTCGTCACTTGTCCTAAAACTATCAGCGCTTACCATAGTTTCATCGTTGATTGCTTGGTAAATCTCTTGAGCTTGTTCCTCGGTTACGTTAAGAGTTTTCTCGATTGCCATCACTTTCGGAGCAAGTCCAGACGCTACCATCTTAGACCAGTAATCAAACTCAGCATTTCTGTCAGTGAATACACCATCATCCAAGTCCACACTGATTTCATCCATTGTTGGAATCTCACCAGTGTAGAGATTGTAGATCTTAGCAAGCTCTAGGATTGAAATAACCAACTCTTTTAACGATTGCTCGACAAGAGTAGCGATAGAGTTCCGCATTTGATACGTGTCTGATTGCTCTGATACGACCTCTGTAGCGGTCTTCATGCTCTTGCCATCAAAGCTAAACATTCCAGCTGACACACCTAGTTGCATTTCAAATAGACTCAATCCCTTGTTGATAGCCTTGATGTAATCATCCGAACGGATATCTGTTGTAAGGTCGGTAATACCTACACCTTTATCTATATCGCCATTGTCAAACTGTTCATAGACATTGTGACCAGGTTCAAACTCACGCCTAACGACAATCTTCTCACCGCTTGCGTCGACTTGCGTGTCAATCATTTGAGTAGGCACTGCCACACGACGCTGTCCCATTTTGACTTCCCACATAAACTCATCATAAGTGGTGTTGATGAAGTCCATTGTGGTTTTAGCGTTGTCAAAAACAGATAAGCCTAGAGGACTGTTGATGTCCTTATTATTCATGCCAGGTGGCTTTAAATACGTGAATAGCGGTCTTGTAAGACCGTTTAACGTTACAGTTTCTTCCAAATCCTCATAGAGCATTGATAAAGGTACACGTTGACCGATACGGGTCTTAGACTCTGACTCGTATAACTCATTAGTTATCGTGTAGCTATCCTTAGACCACTCATGGAACTCGATAAGGCTATAGTATTTGGTTTTTTGCCCCTCTGTCTTGAGGGTTTTGGTGACGATTGCAGCACTCGATACATCTTGGGTGTTCGATTGCAGTGGCAAGAATACTGGCGCTTGTACAAACGACACTCTGACACGGTCTTCATCAACGTAAGGACGCATAGCAAGCCCACCGAGGGCAAGACAGCTCTCTAGGTAGCGTTCAAAGTTCTTGCTAAATCTGTCGGTCTTAAGCGTCTCATTGATAAACTCGTTAGCCGTCTCATTGTCAACTTGTATCTTAGCTTGCTCATTGAATACGAGACTAGCAACCTTCTTCGATGCCGTCCGTCCGATAGGTAAGTGGTTGAAATCACGTTTCAAATCTGTCCCGTTGCTATCTCGATAGCTCACACGGTCAAAGCTCCCCGAAAAATAGCGCAGATTGTCCATGATACGACTATATTCTTCTGGTGAGATAGCAATTTTAGGGTGGTCAGTGATACTGTTTAGGCTTTGATTAGTTATCACGTAATTACTCCTTTTGAAAATGTTCTTAATGGTCTGTATGATTCCCATTATTAGCTCCTTTAAGCTTTCAAATCTAACGCCCTAGCGTTATCTAAAACGAAATATTTCATAGAGTCGCAACAGTGGTCATCCTCTTTAATAACTTTCGGATCATCAGAATGTATCGTCTTCTCATCGTAGCGATACATCTTGTGTTCCTCGTAGAATATTTTGTTAGCTGGAATGTCCAAGTAATAGAACCGTCCCTCTGCTAACAAACTGATAACCATATCAATCATGGTCTGGTTCTTCTTCTTAGCCACTGGGTGCCAGCGTTCCCTATAATCTTTGAAATACTGATTACGAATGGCACCTTCAGCACTATCAATTGTCATTTTAAGTTTAGGCACTCGGTACTGTTTAAGTACCTTGTCAATGAAATTACTGATCATAACAGTTAATTCGCTAGGTGCCTTTTTAACGACCTGACCGGCTGGGCTGTAATAGAACGTATCTAGCAGAATCACATTGCCCTTTGCAGTCAGACCATAAGCACCGCAAGCTGTTGCTGATTGTTGGTGCCCCGTATCCATTGCGAATGATATCCCGATAAGTCTATCGTCCGTTGGCAAGCTATCGATAGCATGGAATGTACTCATGTTATAGACCTGATTACCAAGCCCAACCGCTTCACCAAGATATAGATAGCGGTAGTAGTCGTAATCGTTCTGTTTGATACGTTCGATATCCTCCAGCATTTGTTCAGTAACGAAACCTAACTCATCATCAAGATAGGTGCTTGAGTGTGCCAGATAGTTGTCGTTAGTCTTAACCTCTTCAAACCACTCGTTTATCCAGCTGTATGGATTTCTAGGTGGGTTATACGACCAAAAGAACTGAACAAAGGGCGCCTTCTCATGTTTCTGGCGCATGAATGTGACATTTGATTGGTCGAAGTCTTCAGCGTTGTTAAACTCAGCAGCTTCTTCATACCAAACAGCAATGATGTTTCCGATGTCATTTGATTTCAACTTTTGGAAGTCGTCTTGCCCGTAGAAATAGAAGGTTGAACCAGTCCGCTTGTGAACTATCTTAAATGGGCTTACAGTAGCTCTAAATTGAGTGTCCAGTCCAAACATACTGATAGCCCATTGAACCTTATTAAACACGCTGTCTCGAATTGTATTGGCTACTTTCCGAATGACGACAACATTAGCTTTCTCACCAACCATGATGTACTTAATCATCATATAGACGAGCTTAAGCACGATTACCGATGATTTGAAAGAGTTCCGTCCACCCTTTAGTACGTTGTAAGGCTTGTTAGACTGCCAAACCGATTTGAAATGCGGGTTAACATTCTTCTGAATATCAATCGTTGTCATTTGGGATATCCTCCCATGCGTTGATGATATTGACGTTCATAGTCCCTTCAACACCGCTGTCAAGCTGTTCTCTTAGCTTTCTGATCTCAAGTTCTAATTTCTCGGACTGTTTAGCCGTTGGATAGCGTTTCATCAGTTCGCTGCCAGCTTTAATAACTTCAGCAATGGACGGAGGTTTTTCAGTCTTGACAAATTGGCCAGTCACAGAATTAAGCTCGACGACTTCCTCTGTCAGTTCTTGCCTCAATATCGAAGTGAAGACTTGCATAACTTCGTCTTGTTTTGCAATTTTTTTCTTTTCAAGCTCTTTCAGTCGCTCTTCGATATAAGTTTTGACACCAACATTTGCCAACAATTCGTGACTTCTTTTCTTAGCGTATTTTTCGGAATAGCCCGCTTTTATCGCTGCCGTTTGAGCCACGCCAGATATCAAATATTCATCCGCAAATAATTTCTGTCGTTGATTTAGCCCAATATGTCCACCTCCTTCACTGCTAGATTTTTTGTGCATAAAAAAGACAACCCACAAAATGAGCTGTCTCCGTTTTTCTTCGATAATATAATAATACCACTTTAAACAGTTGCAAGGCACCGTGTTTTAGCCGTCAAAATACCGAAAATTCAGAGTTCTACGACTAATTGACCATTTCTGTACAATTCTGCAAATGCTAGGATAGCATTATTTAGCAATTCCTGAAAGGCCGTCCTCTCAAACCCAATTGACTGTGCTATTTGCCAATTTGGCTGGGGCGGATAAACTAGGTATTTCTCTATCAGTATTCTGCGATAGTCTGGACGGTATAGCCCACTAACTGCTTGCTCTATGGCTTCTAGCTCGTTCAGTGCATCGACACGCCTAACTGCAATATTCTCCACCGGTCTACTCACTCCACTGCCACCTCTGGGCATAAATGTGAATTCCTGTGTTATTTTCTGTTTAGCGCTATCGTGTGCAATTTCTCGCCATCGTGGGTATTCTCGAAGTTTGCGCTTGCAACGTTTGATAGTTGCTTTCTCATCAATTTCCGGCAATAGCATTGTTCTGCCCTCTCTGGTATAATAGTAGTGTTGATTTCCAAAGAGTGCCGGCCATTGCGTCGGTCTTTTTTATACCTTCTTTCTGATTTTGAAAGCTACGGAATTATCGGATTTGAAATCCGTAAATTAGACGGGCGAGGGATTCGAACCGCTACAAGCCCATAGCTAGTGCTGTATATAGCGCACGCTTAACACTAGCCTTATTACGCCCTAACTCGCCTTGCGTCCGATATTCAAGAGTGATACGGTCAACTTCACTATCTAGGCTCTCTGGCCACTCGTAGCGGTTGAATACATACTTAGCTATCTCACTGAATAGCTCTCTGGATAGCAATCCTTCTAGCTGAACCACCTTACGAGGTGTTAGATTAGCATGCTCTACATAGAGGGCATTGATAGCACTGTAGATAGTCTCAGCTTCTTTCTTCGTGCAGTTCTTGACATCCATGATATGAGCCACAATGCTGTTTGGATAAGTAGCTCTCATCGCTTCAACTTCCTTACGGAATCGTTTGAATAGCTCCTTAGTAAGTCCAGCATTCGTCTTATCGACTTCTTGCCGACCTGTGCCACACTTGCCAGAATAGTTCTCAGACAGATAAGCGTGCAAGTCGCTTATCAGGTCGCGTGAGAGAAACTCTTTTAGTTCGTTAGTAGTGTCAGGCGACAGTCTCGAGCGTTCTTTAACCACGTTGTCGAATCTCTGGAAATATTTCCTAGCTTGATGACGGTCACACTGTTTAACCTCTTGGATGTGCTTGGTAAGCGTTCTTTTGTGTTTTAATCTCAGTGTGTTAAATTCAACCACTAGTTTTTGGTGCAGTTTCTGAGTAAGGCCTGCATATTGGTAAATAGTCATGTCCTCACCTCTAATAGTTCTGGATTCTCCCATATATTCCCGATGATTGCGAATTCCACTGAATCTCCTTCTAGCAACTCTACCATCGGGACATCTTCGTTATCTTCAAAAGCATGGAACATTAAAATGCCTATCTTTCTATTTTGGAAAACTTTTGCAGTTATTGGCGTTTCAATGCCTTCCAAATTTATAGCAATAATATCCCCCTCGAAGATTTCCTCGCCATCCTTGTCAAATAAACCTGTGGATTGCATGAGATTGAGATCATTATTTAATATCAATTCGCCATCCCAAGAATCCTCGTCAATTACCCAAATATCATCATCACAGACCCACACTTCTTCTGGACTGTACATGCGACATAGCGAGCCGCTATCATAAGCTCTATATCTTGGAATCATTGTCCTCTCTCCTTCAAATAGCTGGGAATATCATCTCCAACGTTAACACTGTCGTACTGTTCCTTGCTGACAAGGAACTTGCCATAAGCTCCGCAATCAAGCGTATAGAGTTTTCCGACCATGGATTTTCCAGTAACCTTGCCATGTAATTCAACGGCATTGTCAGCTTTATGGATAACCACTGTCTCGATGGGTCTATTAACCACTCGCAAGACGGTAGTCACGTTAATGGCCAATGAGACCAGTAACAGAATCGTTGAGACTGCCAGCTCATTATAAATCCTCTTCTTTTGCGATCGTTTAAGATTAGTCATCTATTCACCCCCCACCAAACAGCGTGTGCCAAGCATAAACCGCAGCTACGACCATCAAAATAAATTTAATCGTTTCCATCATTCCACCTCCTCAACTTCCACGCCTTCGCAATCAAACACCCAATTGAACCCGTTCGTTTCAAGTTCTTTGCGGGTGTGAGTTGTTCTTACCCCATCCGCCCCATCAGCATCGTCAATAGTCCATTCGTCCAAATGTGTACCATAATTCAAAACGTCGTACCTGTCGTCAATTCCTTTAATCCGAACCATATATCTAGGTTCGTCCTCGACCTCGTACCCAAAGGCCCACGCTTGTGCAAAAATGTTCCCGTTCTCTTCGACCCATTTTTTCACGTCAACATAGAATCCATTGCTTGCGTCCAGAGTCAAATTGTCGAAAGCGTCAAAGATAGTTTGCCTTCCCGAAGTATCTTCTCGCCAATCGTTCTCTTTTAACCAATCCGCCACGTACTGCGGCACTACTGGTTTAGGGAAGAACGAGTCATATAAATCCTCGGCGTGGGCCATTGAAAGGTGCCCTACTGTTGCCAGTTTCTGTACTGCTTCATCTCTTTTCATCATCGTTAGTTCTCCTTAAAGATAATCAATGCAGAATTGTTAAAGTACGTAGCACTAATACCACTATCAGCAACCGCTGAAATGTTTGATTGATACTTAATATCAATTAATTCAATATCTGGATTTTCTTTCAAGAAATCATTTATTAACCCATCTATATCTTCAAAGTCAAACATACTTTGACTAGTTACTAAATATTTAGTTTTAATCATCTATAATAACTCCCAAACCTCTACAAGCGGGCTATTAAACACCCATTCAAAGCCTGCTTCTTTCAGCTCTTCCTTAGTAAATGAAGTTCTAAAAAGCGTACCTTCCTCTTCTATATCTATATTAATACTCCAATATTTATCTTTTACATCATAGTTTAAATAATAAAGATTAAAACCACCTATATCTTTAAATCTGACTTTATATAATTTTTGTTTAGTCATTGTCCACCTCACACATAATATTTTCGTTCAAAGTCAATCATCTCTTGCCTAAGTTCAATTCCTAGACGTTTGATTTTTGATTTATTAGCTGCCGATGCTGTCCACTCGTTCGGTGGTTCTTTAGAAAGATTTTTACACTCAGAAATGTATTTATCGAACATGCTTTTTACGTAATCTAATTCATCCATCACATTCCACCATTTCCACCTTATATTTTTGTGCGTTGCGATATTTCAATCTCAATCTGTGCAATTCATTAATAGCGTCGTTCTTATTGCTGAATACTTGCTCGCTGTCTTCCATGTTGTCGTAGTAAACTATAACTTTGTATTTCATGTCATTCCTCGCTTTTATCTATGTAGATTACTGTTGCTGTGTATTTTACATAAACGCCATCATCCTCCCGATCCACAGCCAACTTCACATCTATCAGTTCTTTATTTTGACTTTCAATCCACGTATTAATTTCTTCGTCAAGCGTGTCACAGTTATATAGTTCGCTAAAAAATTTTACTTTTCGCATAGCTCCATCATTCCTTTCAATAGTTCTTCATCCGGCAATTGCTCCAACGTTAGAATCCGGTTGAGTTTCTTATTCCCAATACCTAATTTCATTGCTACTGCGCCGTTCTTTTGATGCGTGGTATAAAACCAGAGTCTAAAAAACTCTACATATTCTAATACCGTTACCGGTTCGTATGGCCGTAGTGCGTATTTAACACCAGCCATACGGTCATTCCATCGTTTTACCATCGACTATTTCCATAGCCTCCTTAACACTTCTTGCCACACCTACGAGCGCTCCTCGTTTTCGCATGGCATCCATAAATTTCTTTTGGTCGTCTCTCACTCGACCTTTTTCATTTTTTACCTCGATGAAAAATATCTGTCCGTCTGGTCTAAATCCAAATAGGTCACAAAAACCCTTTGGTGCTCCAGTATCGAACCAACGCCCGTCCGCCATCCTGACCTTACCAACGTTAATTCGAAATACCATATAGCCAGCTTTGGATAATTCCACCCGTATTTGGTTTTGAATACTATGTTCAGAACTCACTTAAAAATAGTTCCCTTTCTTGTTTTTATAAAAGTAACCGTCTAAAACCCAATGATACCAAGGGTTTTGACAGTTTTTTAGCCTAAAAGTTACGGTTACCATAAGTAGTTCTATTTATATATATTTTATTTATTTATTTATTTATTATTTCAATATATAAGTAAAGTAACAAAGTAACTAAGTATAGTAAAACAGTATCATTAAAGGGTTTATAGATGTTACTGTATGTCATTTTTTAAGGTAACCTAAACAGTAACTGTAACTTTTTCATAGCACACCGTAGGTGAATCACGTTCTTCATCAGACCAAGAGAATGTGTAGTAATGTTTCGGAACATCGACTGATGGGATAAAACCTTTCCCTGGTCTTGAACGTTTCTTAACCCATTCAGACGGTACTACTTTGGCTAATTGATTTTCAAACTTGCGTTTGGTCAATTTAGTAACGCCTTCTTCCTTGCACCACTCTTGATACAACCACCACAAAAACCTTGAGGGTAGGCGAGTGGATTCGAACTTGTCGAACCATTCAACTACGAATGATTTAACCGTGTCATTGCTTTCCTTGAAATCTTCCAAGGCTTCAATAGATGCTTGTGGTTCATCAAATCGAGTGAAGGATAGTTCTAATGCTTTCTTCAAAACATATTCGAGGACATCTTTGCGATAAATGTAGTCGTCTTTGATTGCCCAATTATCATCCTTTGTGCTGAATGATTTTTTAAACGGTATGATCACGAAACGGCGATAAGTTCCGTTCGTCTTGTTCTTAAATCGCGGTAACTCGTTGGTAGACTGGATGACCGTCTTCTTAAAGACTGTTGTATAAGGTTGTTTGTTCTTTTCCTCCACCAATACTGGCTCACCGGTAACGACTGAGTTAAAGTTGGAAGATTCATCCACATAGATACCCGCTTGGACGTCGTCACCGATAATGACCGTTTTTCCTTCAATCATCGACAAAGCGAAACGCTCTGAAAATTGATTGAGTTTAAGACTAGCAATGTTCTTAATTCCGACAAGGTTGGTGATAAGTTGCTGCACTGTACCCTTACCGTCATTACCCTCACCGACAAACCAGATAGATTTTCGGTAAGAGTAATTTCCGTTAAGGCTGGCAGAAATGACTTGCCAGATAAGTTTTACAAGGGCTTCATCCCCACTCATAAGGTCTAGTAACCAACCATCCACATCCCAACCGTCAATCACTGGTGATTCTGCGAATTGGTCGTAAGAGGTAGCTATTGTTGAAAAGGCTACGAACTCATGCGTAAATGGTTTTAAGATACGTTCCTTTTTATCGTAGATGCCGTTTTTAACAAGGATAAAACGGTTAGGTTCTTCAAACTCACCGACAGCAAAGTTACAAGAGAAATCTTCTCGTTGGTTTACTCTGGTAGTTGATGCAAGCATGAATAGAACGTTTTTAGCCTTGGTCTCATTAAAGTTAGGCTCTAGCAATCGAATGACACGGTAAGCGAAACTAGGGTCTTTGTGGTAGTAGCCTTTATCTGGGTCATAAATAGCCACACGATCATTAGGAAGGTTAATGATATAGAGGATTTCTTCCATCCCTTCCGCTACTGCTAATTCAGTTAGGCGGGTAGGTGGATTATCCTTCTTCTCCTCTACGCCATATTGGTTGGGTTTCTTCCACGATGCTTTCTCCAGCCACGTTTCACGGTAATTTTTACATGCCAAACGGATTTCTCGCCAATCGTTAGGTTTTTTTAGGAACACTGGACGGTCAACAACTCTTTCCTTGTATTCTTCATTAATCTGTTGAATGTGTGGCGGTATTTTCATGTTTACTGTCTGTGTCCTTTCTAAGCATACTTGTAAACGTCCTGTCGAACTCGCTGTCTGACAAACTTTCCGGAGTGTAGTGATTGGCAATTTTTGCTAACAAATAAACCGCATCCACATCTACCTCACGAATTAGTAGGCCACCGACGAAACTAGCTAGGGCGTTATTTCTTCCTCCTTTATCACCAAAACCGAAAACGATTTGCTCGAATAATTTAGCGGTTTTATTTGAAAACTCACCTTTTTTATAGTTTGTTGAAAAACTTAAAGGTTTATATTCCTGCTCCGATTTCAGGATATCCACTATTTCTTTAGGGGCTTCAGCTATCGTGTCGGTGTCTTTGTTCCAAGAATATTTCCCTTTTGGATTATTGCTTGGTGCTACTAAAATGTAATTGTTGTTGTTTGCCTTAATATCAATACCAGGTTTAACTCGAATATCTTGGCTAATATTTACGCCTTTTGGTTTTTTTAAGAAGATATGTTTCCCACCAGAAGGCGTATTAGCCGTTAATGTTTTCGGAATATACTTGGATAGTTCCCAATCTTCTAAAGACTGGTAGCCATCCTCACTTTCTGAAACATCGATATCGATGACAAAAAAGTCAGTCGTACGTAGTGCAATGTTGGCGTCTGGGTGTTCGTGCCACAAACGTTTTACTTCTTCTTCACTAAACGTCTTATCTTTGAACTTGGTGACTGCACGTTTACTTGTTTTGTCTATTGGGATGACCGAAAAACCTAGCTTTTGATAATGAAGGGCGTAATCTACCATCCCTACCATAGCTTTAGAACGGCAAATCTAGATCTGGTACTTCGGGTGCTTTTTCTGCTTTCGCAGAATAAGGTGGCAACTCTGTTTGTTCACGTTTTTTAACACGCAAGTTTTCGTAAACCTTGCCATTCCATTCTGAAGTTTCGTTTTCAACCGTAACTTTCATAGACTTACCTTTGATAAGATCTAGGAATTGCTCGATTGTTTGAATGTCGGTTTTTTCCGGAACTTTAGCAGCCTTACAATACATTTGAAGCACCCACTCTGGATATTGCAGAGTGGTCTTGTTGACATATACTTTGTCGAAAATCAGATTGTTACGGAATTTCTGTTGATAATCATCACGGATTTTAAGACGAATATCCAAGAAATCAGTTCCGCTTTGTGTTGCCGATTGTTCAGCTTGTGATACATAGACTTCATAAGTTCCGTTTTCGATTGCTGCGAATTGTTCTGCTGCTTCATAATTTACTGAAAGAATTCCCATAGTTTTTTATCTCCAAATATTTAATTCATTTTGTTTGTGCCACAACCACCCTGGTTGATAGCCGTTAAGTAGTCGGAACGCTTTAAGTTCCGCTAGGTTCTTACAACGTGTGTAATTTCTCTTGTAGGTCTTAACTCTGCGATAAATTTCCGCTTCTTCTTTTTTGACTTCTACCATCTCACCTTGGATGGAAACGAATTCCATTCCTTGGTTGATTTCTTCTAATTCGATATCAATGCTTTCTTGTTCAACATCTCTGATTTCCTTTTTCTTAACAACCACTGCTCCACAATAGGGACAGTTCCCGTCGATTAATTGATCTCGCCAAAACGTTGCAAAACAATCCTCGCAAGTAACAGTTGATTTCTCACTGTTATTCTTGTTAGTTTTAACACCATCCAATGTCCACTCACGGTCATCGTTTGGCAATCCGTGTGTATTGTAATTCCCAACGTGGTCAATTAAGATAGCTCTTTTACCTTCCCTTGGGTTTAACGCCCTCATAGCAAATTGTAAATAGAGTGATAATGATTTAGTTGGTCTCAGCATGATACAGACATCAACGCCTGGCAGGTCAATTCCTTCAGTGAATAAGTTGACGTTTACCATAATCATTAGCTCGCCATTTCTAAAACGTTCCATAGCTTCAGCACGCTCTTTTTTTGGTGTTTTACCGGAAACTATAGCAGCACTATAACCATTCTCGTTGAAACGATCAGCAACTCGTTTAGCATATTCTACGTTGTGGACATAGACAATGGCTTGTTTACCTTCTGCTAAACGCTTGTAGTGGTCGATATAGTCACCGTATGTTGCTGCCGATGATTCGAACGCACTGTCTATGGATTGATTGGTGTATTCACCCGAACGGGTTTTGAGCTTATCTAAATCTAGTAGGTTGATTGAGTAGTAACTAAACTCTGAAATGTTTCCGTTCTCTTGTAGCCATTTAACCGATTTTCCTTCGACTAAATCTTCAGCTAGATCACGGAAACCAGCGCCATCTAGTCGGATAGGTGTCCCAGTGAAGAATAGCTGGGTTGCATCTTTGAAATAAGTTAAGATGGTCTGATATTGCTTGGCTTTGATGTGATGGGCTTCATCAACCAGTATCACATCGAATTTAGGCAGTTTATCTAGTTTCTTAACAAGACTTCCTACTGTTCCGATGGTGACATTGTCAAGATTGACGCCGCCACGCTCAAAGGTTGCTATAACTTGCTCATTAATCTCTTTGCGATGACTAAAGAACAAGACTTTTTTGTTTTTATCCGTGGCATTTTTAGCAATGTAAGCCATCACTACTGTTTTGCCACTACGAGGGGGCGATTGAACCATGATTTTGCGATTGCCTCGCTTCATGGATTCGATTATGTCAGTTATCAGTTCCTTCTGGTAATCCCGTAGCAAAAAGCTCATCTACCTTACACCCCTTTCGCTCATCGAGACGATTTTTGGCGTAAACACTAGCTGACGGTTGCAAGATGAACCCTCTTACTTCCTCACCATCTTCAGTAGTTTTCTTAACAAGTCTAGCAACCACATCCGTTAAACCAAGGAAGTTGTTCAAGATTTTTGAGCGAATATCTGGCATGGCACGATTGTAGATAATGCCATTCTCATCCGTCCACTGATCAGAGGTTTCCCATGCGATAAACACGATTCGTTTGTTGAGTTGCAACAAAGCTCGTAAGCTATCAAGGATAGTGAAATCGACACGTTGGTAATCAGCTTGTGAAGGAACACGGTTGTTGTTTCCTTCACGCCCTAGGTTAGATAGGCATGCTCGGAATAGCTCTGAAACGTTGTCAACTACGATTGTGTCGTATGGTTGGCCAGCACCTTTTAAGAGTTCCTTAACGATTGTTAACCACTCATCCCAAATTTTATGAGTGTCTACGTCTGCGATATCGATGTTTTCACAACCGCTTAACACTTTGGCTGATTTATCAATATTGATAACCAGTGTTTTGCCAGGGATATGTTTGACTGCTGAAGTCTTACCAAATCCCGGATTGCCATAGATCAGATAACAAGCATCGTTATTTTTTAATTCTGTCGCTTTAGTAATTTTCATCGAATACTTAAATTACTCCTTTCTTCAATGTGAGCACCTCGGATGGTTGCACCACTCTCCAAGAGTTTTTTAATTTCTTTTTTATCCGGCTTGTAGCTAACGATTTGATACTTTTTAGGAAGTTTATCTTCATCGACTACTACTGCTTTAGATTTTCTAAAGCCTACCTTGAATAGTGTGGTATCAACTCTGGTTTGACCAGTTTCAGTCATACTAACCGCAAGTGCTGCTTTTAGGTTGTCAATTTTTGACTGATCGGACTTATTTAATCCGTCTAAACGTTTCTTTTCGTTTTTGCGAGCTTCAATGTCTGCCTCAAGCGACTTAATGACTTTGACATAGCCTTCTACCTTATTTTCATAATCGCTAGTCCAGTCAATAGACTCTAGTGTGTCCAGCTTCGTTTCATCGTCAATTTCCATGTTATAAATCTCAAGGAATTGACCTGTTAATTCATATAATGTTGCCATATTTAATACCTGCCCTTCCATCACTTCTGTCTTGTTACTTCGCAAATATTTCTAGGAGTGCTTTGATATCATCTTCCTTGAGTCCTTCACGCTCTGTACGTTCGAAATCAGAGCCGTCAAGTTTAGTTACATTGTATTCGGCCTCTACGATAAGCACTTCGCAATCAAACGCCTCAGCAAGCTTGTCAAGACTGTTTTTTTGTTCTTCGTACGCCTCGAGCGGCACAGATAGAGCATCAATTAAATTAGTAGTGAGACCAGCTTCGAAAGCCAGAGTGCCTCTATCTTTGTATTCTTTAAGAAATTCATCTTTCTCAGCATTGTAAAATACGACTTGTGTTTCCGTTTGTTTCATGATATATTCTCCTTTTTCTTCATTTCTCTTCGACTACTATTATTTATTTTTCCAGTTTTTCCAGCGTTTTAACTAAATTGACATAGACCTCATAGTGCTTGCCACTGTTTTCGCTGTCTTGGTATGCTTTTTCAACTAACTCTTCGCCAGTGCCGTAGAAGCAGCCGACACGCCACATCTTATTAGAGCGTGTGTAAGTGAAATATCTTCCGCTAGACCAGTTGTTTTTGAAAACGATGTAGTCGTTTAATTTCGAGACCACAGCGTCACCAGAGACTACAGCATCACCAGAGACTACAGCATCACCAGAGACTACAGCATCACCGCACACCCTAGCTTCGCCATAAACCTTAGCATTTCCATAGACCTTAGCATTTCCATAGACCCATGCGTCGCCAAATACCTCAGCGTCCCCAAAGACCCTAGCGTCACCAGTTACCCATGTGTCACCAGAGACCCATGCGTCACCAGAGTGGCTTAGGTTATCTTCTTTTTCAACATACCCGCCTAAATCGCCTTTTTTTACGTCTCCAAACGAAATCAACGCTCGTATTCTGAACAGCTCCATTCCCCAAGCCGTGATTTTAGATGATAAATCTAATTCAAACTTCTTAATCATTATGGTATAATCTCCTTAGAGTTTCTCTTGCATGGGCCCTAACCCATGCTTTTTTTGGCGCTCTCAACGTGCACCCAAAGCCCTACCGCTTCATGTTTTTTTGTTTTTTAAAAGATAAGTGTGTGTGGAAAAGTAGATTATAATTTGGGGTATTAAAGTATATGCTACACTCCACGGAAGGGCTATGGCTACACGCTGAGAGATTGATGTTATTTGCTATATTTCTGTTTAAGCCGCTCTTGTTTTTCCTCTGAAGTCTCTATGGCCTCAAAGAAGTAGTCCTTTTTTGGGGGCTTCTTTTTGCCAAATAGGAATTTTAATAGATGTTTCAAATCAATGTCTCTCCTAATCCGTGTGCCTTGTTGTAGCGGTCTCGGCTAGGCTCTGATGCGTTGCCTTCGAAAGTCCACACTGGGACTTCTGTTTCCTCTTGTTTGTTTGACCAAATCCAATTGATAAGTTTTTTCATGTTTAATTCCTTTCTATTCCCTAACCGCACTAGAGAGCTAGGGATGTTAACGCTATTTAAATCTGTTTCTAGTTTTCCATTCTATGAAGGACTTGAAACCTTCATAGTTGATGAAAACTAACTTGTGTGTCGGGTTGAATACGTAGTCTCGAAAGTCTTTGTTATCCCTCATTTCTCGAATGAGGTTCTTCGCCATCGACTTTCCTAGACCTTCCCACCGCTGCATGAGGTGGTCGTAGTCTCCCCATTCAGCCGTCTCGTTAACTCCGACTGGTTTGTAGGTGATTTCCATTGGTAGTCCTTTCTGATATAATCGACTTATCCTAACGAAAGGAGGAAAAATCGTGAGTTTTAACCAAGCTCTAGCTGATAGAATCCTTGAATTTGCTGCACTTGAACCAACTATCCCAGCTGGTACAGGGCACGACTTCTACGATCCAGAATTTGATGAAGATGATTTCGAAGATACTGCTAAACAACTGATTTCATCTGGTCAAATTACTGGCTTACTCAAGGAAGATTTCAGCGGTCTATTCATTGAGTTCAGACATTGATGTTTGAAGTCCTACAACTGCCATCATCTCATCAACATCAGTAACGCTTGGTGTAAATGTGATGGTGGCTTTTGGTTTTTTGCCTGCTGACATTTCTAACTTAAAATCAGTAACGCCACGTCCTAATTCCCAGTCGTTGATTTTTATTGAATACCCTGAAGAGTTAAGAGATTGACCCTCGCTTGGTTCTTGTTTAGGTTTAATACTTAGTTTTAATCCTTTCATGTTTGCTCCTTTCTACTCCTCAAACTTTTCCTTTAAGCACCTGATTGCAACCAGGTGCTTTTTTGGGTTTAACTGTTTACGAAATTTTCGTATTTTTTCCCTAAAAAAATATCATCGAATTTCACATTGAAAAAAAACATGTATTTTTTTAATAGTTGATAACCGATATCAGAACTATCTTTTTCTATTCTAGCAATTGTTTGACTTGAAACTTCGAATTTTTCTGCCAACTCTGCTTGAGTGAGTCCTTTGTTGATTCTCATAGCCTCTAAAGTCCACTGCATATTACTACCTCCTTATCTTAATACATCCAAGCTGACTTCCAGTCAAAAAGCCATACGTTTGTCTATTTTTAGATCAGATATTGGGTGTTTCGATTGGGAAGTTCGAAAAACCGATTGAAGAATAGCATCTTTGTCTATCGTAAAGTCTATCGATTGACCGATAGGATTTTTTCTTTCCACTATACGGGTATCGTCTTGGTCTCATTCCCTCACCCCCTTTCAAATGTGGTATAATCAAAATAAAACGATTGGGGAACTGTTATGTTAATGAAAGTGAAATATGATAATTGGGAGAATTCTGAAGCAAATGTAACTGTAACAGATATTTGCCCCAATTGCGGTAGAGGAATAGAGCCTATTTTAAAAGATTCATCATTTTACAAAGACGAAGATAGACACATCTTATTCCTAACTTTATTTTGCAACTCTTGTAAATACGCTTGGGTAGATTCTTATGATTATCTATCCAATTACGATGATGCCATCCCACGCAATTTACACTACTATAAAGAGTTACCGTCTGAATTTCCTAAAGAAATTTCTGAACTTTCTCCTCAAGGTGTCAAAACGTATACTCAGTCTTTACAAGCCGAGGTAGATGGATACGACACTTTAGTTGGGATTGGACTTAGAAAATCGCTAGAATTCATCATTAAGGATTATTTAATCTACAGATTTCCTGAAAAAACTGATGAAATCAAGAGAAAACTGTTAGGTTCTGTCATTAAAGATTATATTGATGACCAAGTTTTACAACAACTCGCTCAAGCCACTGCGTGGATTGGAAACGATGAAACTCACTACATCCGAAAACACACCGACAAAGATTTACAAGATCTGAAAAACTTTCTAAAAGCTACCATTCGATTTCTTGAATATCAATTGACTATTCTTGATGCTCAAGAACTTGTGAATCGTTCAAAGAAATCTTAGAATCTACTTCATCCAACTTCTCAGCAATATATGTCACGGTCCTCAGTATTTCATTGAGGGCTGTTCTTTCTAGTTCATTCATTTTTCTACTCCTTATCTTTTTTATCGCTTCGGTACTTCACTATCTGACGGATAGTAAAAGACACAACCGCTAATCCTAGCAGGATTATCAATTCAGTTTCTTCACTCATTGCTTTTTACGGCAAATGATGGTACATTATCAAGTAGAGAAGGGGGGCAGAAGCCCCAATCTCTACTTTTTATTTTGAAGCTTACGTTTGTGTTCTAAGATTTGTTTGTGCCACAAACGCGCTTCTCTGGTTAAGCCTAGTACCAATATGACGGTTGCAGTGTCCTTGGTTGCTAGGCTTTTTATGATGTGTTCCATCATTTGCCTTACCTCCTTTTCCTTAAGCTTGATTTAATTATAATACGATTTTTTCGTATTGTCAATAGTTTCTCTCAAAAAAATAGGAATTTTTCGTATTTTTGATTGTTTATCAATCAAAAATGATATATAATGTAATTATAAAAAATACGAGGTAATCGTAAATGGATGAAAAAAAACGAATGCGAATTATTGCTGAAAATATTACACACTTTAGAAAGCAACGTGGCATCACCCAAAAAGAGTTGGCTAAAGAAGTTGGAATTACAGCAAGTACTATGACAGACTATATGAAATTAAGAAGTGCTCCTTCTTTTGGTGTTATCCAAAAACTTGCTGATTATTTCGGTGTTAAAAAATCAGATATAGATACTACTTTTAAAGAAGAATCCATCAATTCCTTCTCAGCTGTTCTTTCAAAATCCAAAATCCAATCCATATATGACGAACTAGAACCGAATAGGCAAAGAAAAGTTGTAATA